CGAGAATATTCTCGTTTAGTTGAAAACGGGGAAAATAAGAAAAGTATACACCCTAGATTAACAAAAGCTTTACGATTTCACATGTAATTCTTCTAACTTCTCTACGATATACTTAAGTATCTCACTACGTACTACATCCATTGATGTAAATTCGTGTGTATATATACCTTTTCTTTCTGATATATAGTCGTTAAATAATCTGAATACACTTTCAAATCCGGATTTATTACCTATATCAGATTGTCTAGTGTCTCCTACAATAAAATATTTACAGTTTTTACCTATTCTAGTTAATATTGTTATTAGCTCCGGTAAGGTGAGGTTTTGCGCTTCATCAACAATAACGCAGCTGTTTCTAAACGTAGCTCCTCGTACAAAGTTTACTGGTATACCTTTTATAATATCTTGAGACATAAGGTTTTTAGCGTCTGGTTCTGTAAGTAATTCCTGGAGTTTATCAAATAAAGGATACATCCATGGTAGGAATTTTTCATCTGCTTCTCCAGGTAGAGACCCTAGACTTTTAGAAGCTGATTCAACTATACTACGTATATACACAATTTCTTCAACGTAATGATGTTTTAAACAGTTAAGAGCTGCTAATACAGATAGATAGGTCTTCCCAGACCCAGCAGGGCCATCGATTATAGATACTTTTGTGTCTTTATCTAAGGCTAGCTTTATAAAAGACTTATGTGTATTGTTAAGTTCAAACTCTTGATTAATTTCAAAATTCGTAAAATAATTTTTCTGAATTTTGTCCTCTATGTTTGTGTCCCTTGAAGCTTTTTGCTTCTTAGGCTCACGTTTTGTTCTTGCCATAACGTGTAATTATTTAGTATTTTTTCTGTTATTATCGGCTAATAATATTGTTGTATTTTTAAGAGCTATATAGATTAAATACATTATAATCAGTTGATATATTTTTGTATATTTATATAATACAAGGATGAATGTAGAACTTGTATCAATTACACAGCCTGTTGGTAAAATAGTGGAAGAAGGTATTAAAACCGCAGATGATCTCGTAGCATATATTGCTCGTGTTTCTAATCCGAGTAATCAGTTCAACACTCTTACAGCTCCTAAACTCATTAAATATTTAACTAAACATAAACATTGGTCTCCCTTTGAGATGACCGATATGGGTGTAGAGATTAAGACTTCAAGAGCAATAGCAGCACAAATACTAAGACATAGATCATTTTCGTTTCAAGAGTTTAGTCAACGGTATAGTAAGGTTAATAAATTCGAAGACATTGAATGGCGACTACAAGGTAAGACCAATAGACAAGTTGGAGACGAACCTGTTGAGTTAGATAAGCAGTTAGAGAATTCAATTAGTTTACATCTTGATAATAGCTTTATGTTATATGATGAATTACTCAAGGAGGGTGTAGCTAAAGAGTGTGCTCGTAATATTCTACCACTCACTACTGAGACCACAATGTTTATGAAAGGGTCTTTTAGATCTTGGATTCATTATATCGATTTAAGAACATGTGAAGATACACAAAAGGAACACAGAGATATCGCATTGAAGTGTAAAGAGATTTTTGTAAATAATTTCCCCAAAACAGGCGAAGCATTAAATTGGTCATGAGTGTCCTCTCAAAGAGTAACATACTACTCTTTTTTTATTAATTGTGTAATATTGAGATTTAAATAAAAACTTGTAAATAATTTCGAGGATGAAATCCGTAGCAGTAATAATACTTACTAAAAACAACTTTAATGTCATCAAGAACTGTCTTGATTCCTTTATAGATAAAAACACATATAATGACATTAAGTTTTACATAGGAGACACTGGTTCTTCAAGTAAGCAGTATAATAAACTCGCTAATTATTGTAAAGAGTTTAAGTATGAGATTGAGTTATTAAAATTCAACTACTACAACTTCGCGAGAAATCATAACTGGATTATTAAAAATAGAGTAAAGGAAGATTTTGTTCTATTCTGTAATGATGACATAGAACTCATCGATGATTGTGTCACGTCTCTCAGAGAGAATTGGGAGGAAGGTCTCGGTACGATTGGATGTAAGTTACTATTTCCTAATAAAACCATACAGCATGGTGGTCATATTCATTTAAGATGTAGAACCGCAAAAAACGTAACGCAGTATGATGTATCCCACAAATATCTCAATCAACCAGATATGACATTGAAGACAGAATATAACGTCGGAAATACCTTCGCTTTTGTTTTAATTAAAAGAGATGTCTATTTATCCGTTGGTGGCTTAAATGAGATATACAAAAAGTGCTTTGAGGATGTTGAGTTTTGTATTTCATGTACTACCAAAAAATTAAAGCATAAATTTGTAGGAGATACTGCATGTTATCATATTGAGAGTGTATCAAGAAATAAGTTATCGAGTACAATGGATGAATTTGATCTACATCATATGAAACAAAAATTAAGAGAATTATATGAAGGAAAGTCAGAAAAGTTATATGATAACTGTTAAAGATTTTAACATATTTATTAGAGAGTGTATACCATCATCAATAAATATACTCTTTCTCGGTAAAGGTCCAAGCTTCTCTCTATTAGATAGAATTAAGCTCGATAGCTTTTATACAGTGTGTCTCAATCATACTATATTAAATGTTGACAAATGTGATATATGCTCTATTATAGATATAGAAAACTTTATTGAAACAGATGAGGTAATATACAATAAAGCTAAATACGTTGCAATGCCATGGCGACCGCATATGAAAGCGAAGAATTTTAAGCCAACGGAAAAAACTATTCTTGATTTTGCGAAAGAAAATATATATCTCCAAAAGATTATTGATGAGAGTAGGTTATTATTGTATAATACCAATTCAGCAGCGATTAATAATTTTAATCATGCGCCAGATGTTTCAATAAACGATCTATATATTAATAATGGGGATAGTCTATTCGGTATGTTTTGTAAAAACCTTATTAGAAGCAATAATAAGGTAATATATAGTTTAGGTATCGATGGTGGGAATGTATATGCAGATCAATTTAGTGATCTCGAGGTAGGTGGTGAGGTTACAGGTGTTGGGTATTGTAAGAGTATTGAAGTTATAAACAATATTGAAAAGAGCGCTAACTATAAAATGATTTACTTAAAGGATATTTTGAAATGAAAATTGCGGCAACGATACCAATTAAAACCAGGTCAACGAGAGTTAAAGGAAAGAACTTTAGAAAAATTTTAGATGTACCACTATATACATATATAATTAATAACTGCATAAACTCTAATGCTTTTGACAGTATATATGTCGATACAGATAGTGATGAAATAAAAGAATACTGTGAGTCGGTTAATGTGTCTGTTATTGATAGAGATCATACACTCGCGGATGACACAGCAAACGGTAATGATGTCTTTCATTATGACATTAACCATATAGGCTCGTATGATTATTATTTTCAGTTATTTGCTACTGCGCCTTTTCTAAAGCCATCTACAATAGAGGATGCAGTGAATAAATTAGCAAGCTCTAGTACGTATGACTCTATATTAACTGCGACAGAGGAATACGGCTGGCATTGGTTTCAAGGATACCCTGTTAATTATCAACCAAATGTGTTACCTAGATCTCAAGATGCAAAACCAGTAATCAAAGAGACAACAGGTCTTTATGGTATATCAAGAAATTCGTATGAAAAATATAGATGCCGAATTGGTTCTAAGCCGTATTTTTATATACTTGATAATCCTCTTGAGTATATAGATCTTGATACAGAGTATGATTTTTTAAAATTAGAAAGTTTGTTGGAAAAAAATGAATAAAATAATGTTTGATATTGGCTGTAATCAAGGCCGAGTATGCGATAGCTATGTATATAACGGATGGGATGTCTATGCATTCGAGCCAAATCCAGTATTAGTATCTGAATTAAAACAAAAATTTAAAAATTATAGTAATTTTATACTTACTAATAAAGCAGTATCTAATTTCTCAGGCAAAAGTATTTTTAATATTGCTAATACTCGAAGCCCAGCTGGAACATTAGGTGGTTGTAGCAGTTTGTTGGAGTTTAATGATAACTTAGATGAAAAATGGCCTAGTAATAGAAAGGGAGAGTTTGTTACTACAGAAAGAATTGAAGTTGATGTTATTAGCTTAGATATTTTTATTGAAAGTAATAATATACAAGTTATAGATTTTTTTAAATGTGATACTCAAGGTAATGATCTTTCAGTTCTCCAAGGCCTTGGAGAATATATTAATTTAATTAATCATGGCCAAGTAGAGGTGGGTAACATCGAGGATCCGTTGTACAAAAATTCTAACTACTCAAAAAATAAAGTTATAGAATATTTGCAGTCTAATAATTTTAAAATAACGAGAATTGAGCAAATAGATCCTAAAAATTTCGAATCAAATTTATATTTTGAAAAAATAAAATGAAAATTAAGATATTTATAGTTACATACAATAACGATGTAGTTCTTAATAAAAATTTAGAACATATTTACAGTAGTGATATTTTAGATTATAATTATGAAGTTAATATAATTAATAATTATTCTTCAATTAGCCCTAAGAGATATAAATACCCTAATTTAAATATATTAAATAACGTATGTCGACCTGATTTTTCTAGAGGCTTTTTAGCTCGTAATTGGAATCAGGCTTTATTCAACGGTTTTAAAAGTATAAGTAAACCTGACTGTGATTTACTTATCGCTATGCAAAATGACACGTTTGTTTTACCTGATTGCTTTAAAAACACACTTACAGTATCAAAGTCTTTTGATTTCTTTACTGCTGGAGCTGGAGATCAATATATGGCTTGGACACCTTCTGGTATTAAGAAGTTAGGGATTTTTGATGAACGTTTTTGTTCACTCGCTTGTCATGAAGGAGATTATTTTGTAAACGCAATAATGATAGATAAAGAAAGAGTCAGTATTAACGATTATCATCACAATAGATTATTTAATCCTATTAAAGATCTCAATAGTAGGATTATCAAGCCAGATGCTCATTTAAATTCATCTGTAATAAATAAAAAATGGCATCCATTTTGTATTAGATTTTTCAGTAAAAAATGGAATATACCTGACACTAATTGGTCATCCGAGCTCAAAAAAAGTATTATACACCCTCAAATAGAACGGTATTTTACTTATCCTGATTTCGAATGCGATATTAACAAAAATACTTTAAAATACCAAAAATATAATGTTGAAATTTGAAAATCGTATACTAAAATATATTAATGAATACTACAGGAGATATCTCTACGATCATCAATGATATCCAACAGGGTAAACCTGTTATTATTGTTGATGATGAAGATCGAGAGTTTGAAGGGGATTTAACTATTGCAGCTCAAAAAGCAAATAAGTATAATCTCAACTTTATGCAAAAACATGGAAGAGGTTTAATGTGTATACCATGTATGCAATCCCGTCTCAATGAGCTTAAAATTCCTATGATGGTAGAAAATCAAACTGATAAGTATAAAACTCCGTTTACTTTTTCTGTTGATAGTTCTTCAGCAGAAACCGGTGTATCAATAGATGATAGATTAAAGGTGATTGACACATTTATTAATTATAACAGTAAACCTGATGAGTTAATTAGTCCTGGTCACTTGTTTCCTCTTCGAGCTCGAGATGGTTTATTGAAAGAACGTCAAGGTCATACAGAAGCTTCTGTTGAATTAGTAAAATTAGCTGGTCTCGAACCAATCTCTGTAATTATTGAAATAATGAATGATGATGGTAGTATGACCAAAGGCCAGCAATTGACTGATTTCGCTAAAAATTACTTTTTGAGTATTGTTTCTGTAAAAGAAATATACAACGCTGTTTATGATTTGTAATTTTAATGGATAGTATTGTAACAAGGGTATATAATAATTTTATCATTGATAAAAATTTCGGTACTATAACTAAAATTAGTAGTAATCAGAAATTAAAAGATGAAATATCATACTTACAAAATATATCTAAAACTAACCTTTCTGTATTTTTCCCGCGTGTATTAAAAACACAAAATACTGAAAGCTGTTCAGTTACAATGGAGCTATATAGTTATGAAGATTTAGCTCACAAAATGATTAACAAACCTTTTAATCAAGAAGAGTGGTATAAAATATGTAATCAAATTTTAACTTCTTTACAATTATTCGAAAAAGAGACACCTCAAAGCATTAATACGAATGAATATAAAGATTGTTTTGAAAAGATATATATAACAAAAACTCGTAATGAATTTTTAAGTTTATTTAAAAGCTGTAAGTTTTTTAATGATTTGCTTAGCTATAGAACGTTGGTAATTAACGGTGTTAAATATAACAATTTTAAATATATTGAAAACAATATATATAATATTATTACCAAAAATTTATTGAGAGGTGATATAAGCATAATTCATGGAGATTTTTGTTTTGGTAATATACTACACTCTATATATAAAGATTCTTGTATTTTAAAGTTTATAGATCCTCGAGGTTCCTGGGGGAATGATGGAATATACGGAGATAAGCGTTATGATTTCGCAAAAATACTACATTCTTTCGACGGGTGTTATGAATATATAACTAATGATAAATTCAATTTAAAATATACTAATAATAAAATTGATTTTGAGTTCTTTAATAGTAATTATAGGTATATATCTAATATATTTTTGGATAATATATTTAAAACATCTAATCTTGATATTTCAGAAATCAAATTGATAGAGGGATTATTATTCATTAGTATGTGCGCCAGACATTATGATTCTCTCGATCGTCAGATTATTATGTATGCCACAGGAGTTAGAATTTTAAACCAAATACTTAATAAATATGAAACCAAATAGTTTTTTTATTGATACAGCAGATATTAACTACATTAATAATTTATGGGATAACTTTCTTAAAAATAATATTGATGGTAAAAGAATCGCTGGTATAACTACTAATCCTAATGCAATAGCAAAAATAGACGTAAACAATTTAAATAGCTTTACTGCAGTAATCAAAGAACTGTGTACTATAGTATCTACAATTAGAGAGGATAAACAAGGGGTAGTGTATGTACAGCACCCTGATTCTAATGTTACAGTATCAGAACTTAAATCTTGGATAGATTATTTATTACATCTCTCTACTGATTGTAAACTAGGTTTAAAAATACCTCCTTATTATGACTTATTAAATTTGATACCAGAATATAGTAATATTATTGATTTCAATGTTACTGGTATTGCTGATTGTTCTACTGCTTTATACTGTATTGGTTATTCCCCACGATACGTAAGTGTGATTCCCGGCCGCATGGAGGAAGTTGGTATAAATGCTAGTAATCATTTACAATTTCTCGATCAAAGATACAAAAATGGTTATACTGAAATTATCACTGGTAGTATGAGAACAATAGATGGTCTACAAAAAGCTATCCACTATAATACGGTACCCACTATAGGTACAAGAGTGTTTGATCTTTTTGCAAATCCAGAACAGTTTATTGAACTATGGAACTCAAAAAATAAATTATATAATATTAAATTTTCTCCCAATGTTACTCATTCTTCAAAAATATTATCTCTAGAGTTTTTCGATCAAATGAATAATCAGGGAAGGTACCTTAACAAACAACTATAGTATGACTGATAAGAGACCAAAAGCTATTTTTTTAGATATAGACGGTTGTATATTTAAACATCCAGGGCATCCAAACAACCATACAACATCGCTATCTGAGTTAGAATTGCTAAAAGGAGTTAAAGAAGCTTTCAATAACTGGATAATGAAGGAGCATAAAATTATATTAGTTACCGGAAGAAAAGAATGTACTCGTTTAGAAACAGAAGCTCAGTTACGGCATCATGGGTTAGTATGGGATCAGCTGATTATGGGTATTGGCGGAGGTTTACGAGTTTTAATTAATGATAAAAAACCTAATCACGAAGGAGATACAGCATTAGCATATACTTTAGAGCGTAACACAGGGCTATCTATTGAGAAAATTGTAAGCCTTTAAAATAATTTCCTAGATCATTTTTTATTACACGGGAATAGCGTGATTTGGTTTGTCTTTCTTTAATTTTTTTTATAGGTATTTTTAGATGACTCTGTATTACCCAAAATATTTCATTATTGTTTAAGTTTAATAAAGAATGGCTATCAGTCCAAACACCGGATATAAGACCTGGTTCTTCAGATTCGTTCTTATATAAATTATATTTTTGTATATACATAAAATATAATGAATATTCTGAATACAAAAGATAGTTATCTTTATAATATTTTGAGAAATTACCTGTTTTATTATCTAGCTCATTTAATAGTTTTTTTACATATTTAGTTACAAATAATACTGGAGTATTTGCATAATAAAACGGGTTAGATATATTTTTTACATTTAAAATATTTTTAGCTGCGTGTAACCAGATGCTATGATTTGTATTTTTATTTTTTGGTGAGAAATATTTATAACCATTGTATATTGATAACATTATTTTTTCATTTTGAAAAAGTTGTTTGAGGGTAAATTTCTTATTACAGATATTATCCGTGTCTAATACTAAATAAAATTTAGTATTTATTAATCTAGAAACCAATAATTTTAAAATCATTTGCTTATCATATGCTTTCATATGATAGTTTTTTACTATTTGTCTATCTAATAATATTTCGTATGATTTATCTATTTCAATTTTTGGGTTATATTTAGGTACGACCAGTATTTTTTTAGATATAAAATTTATGGATGGTTTTAATAGTTCGTTAAACCTATCTATGTCACCTTTTTTATTAGAATTTAAAAATATTAATACTGTGCAATCACCTAAGTTGCTCGTTCGCTCTATCATAATATAGCTTCATATTTTGCCAATTAATTTTTTTGTCTTTTAATTTTGGATTTTTTAATACATTTAAGAAATCTTTAAATTCTGGGTGCTTAGGATTAAAAATAATAGCATCATCAAAAAACTTTGATTCATACCATTTGTAAATTTGGTAAAACGATGGAGTATACTTATTCTGTATTGCTAGTTCTACCATTTGAGGCATTTCTTTATAATTTTCTTTTTGTATTATAAAAGAGAGTTCAAGATACATATCTAAACCATTAACAGCTTTTTGTAATGATATATTTTTTATATTTTTTAATACTTGCTGGTAATTACCACCCAATCTTATTTTATTATACGTTTCCTCTGTAGCCGCATCTACAGATACCATTATATGACGTATGTTTTTCCATATAGGTTTTAATCTTTCGAAATAACTCTTAGTTAACATTACACCGTTTGTTTGTAAGCCTATTTCTAAGTTGGGATATTCCTTTCCATCAATGGAAAATAAGAACTCTCTGTATAGCTTAGAAGCGAAGGGGTCGCCTGACCCTGTTATGTTTATAGTAACCTTCTTTTTACTCTTTTTAATTTGTTCAAGAAGCTTAACTTGAAATTTTTTAAATAAGTTATATCTCTCCTCAGGCATTGTAGATATCTTTTTTATTCTACAGCTAGGGCAATGTAAGTTACACGACAAATCGTTACACATATGTATGTACTTCGGTATTTGATCTACCTCTAGTATATTATTATCTACAATATCTTTATACCACCCTGTAAGCTTATCTCTATCTGGCAATTCGTTTTTTTGTATATGAGGGCAAATATCAGCCTTACAGTATTTAAAGGAACCATCAAGTATGCTCTTTCTTACTTTTTTAGATGCTTCATTATTAAACGTATCGAAAAGGTCTGGGGAATTTATTTTACCTGTATTCTCATGTATGTAACAACATTGAGTTGAGTAGTGATCCCCTACCAGAAAAAAGTCCCATGGTCTTCCGCAAAATTTATTTTTAATATTACCCATTGATATTTATTTAAATTACTATACAATATTTTCAATAACAACCCTACTATATATAAATCTATGGAAAAGGAATTAAAAGTAGCTGTCACTATATCTTCTAGATTAAGAAATAACAACGATGTGTCTTTACAAAGTATAGTTAATTATTTTACTTTCAAATATCCAGGAGTAGTTCTTCGACCGGATTTTTTTGTTCATTTAAATAGAAAGCGCTGTTCGATAGTTAATGGTAAGCAAAGTTTTTCTCAAGATTATGTAACCAATAAAGAATTCGAAATGGTTAGAAATATTTTGAGACCTAAAAAATTTATTATTGAAGAAGATTATTTATGTATAAAAAATAAAATAAAAAATATTAACATATCATCTGAAGACTGGTTAGTTAACGAAGAACTCAATAATGATTATCAAAGACTGTATGCTTTACATAGTCAAGAAGAGTCTATACGTTTAGTAGAAGAATATGAAAAGGAAAATAATTTTACGTATGATTTAGTTTTTAAATTCCGGCCAGATCTATATGTTGAACCGTGTGCACATGTTCCAAGAGAAGAGGTATTTAGTTATATACCTAAATATAAAAAGCTTTGGGAATCCTTTAACGCACCATGGTCTAAAACTGTAGATGTAGATAAACTTATTATTTGTCTGGATCAAGAAATTATGAATGGCCATTTGCGTTTTGTAGATTTTAGTTTCTTTGGGACATCTAAAGCTATGAAATTATTTTCTTATAAATATGTTGAAAACTATATCGAATACTATAAATGTTTAAACAAAGAGCGAGACCAGGGTAATATTTACGCGGATAATTTTTTTACTCCGGAGTCCTTTATGACATACCCTATCACTAAAAATAAAATGAATTTAGTTTCTATGCAATTTTTTAAATATATTTTGATAAGAAAGAATTATATTGAAGGAGCTGATTTTGAAACTCTTTCTCGTCTTTTTTACGATCACGAGAAAGAAGAATACAAATGAATTTATTTAAAATTCAAGTTAATTTTCGAGGTCATTTACGCGGGACCTCCCACTTACAAGACCTTAAGAGATTTTATAATGCTATTAATATAGATGTAGTAAAGGAATTATATCATAAACTATATAACACCCGATTTGAATATGATGATTTCTCCTTAGAGTATAACTTATATACATATCCTGAAATAAACTTTAAGAACAAAATAATTGAATACGGTAAGCAGCACTTTCCTGGACTTTATAAAGAATATACTGTAAATGATTTTTACGAGTGGTTAGAGTTATACGAAAAAACTTTTGAATTTAAACATATTATTTTAGGTAATCCTAAGCTATTAAAAAAAGAGACTGATGATTTATATCATAAAGAGATTTCTCTATATAATGATGATAATGATCCCTGTCATCATGCAAGATATACTTTAGAACATTCTAAAATACATTGTGGCTATCAGTTCACCAAATATAAACATTTTTTAAGTCTAGTTGAGAATGATTGTGATTTGGTTATACAAACTAGACCTGATTTGTTTTTCCAGTATGATTGGAATGATGTTCAACATATTAATAATATAAATACATTTTTATGTAAAGCGATATACGGACGAGAAAATACTGTATTTACAAATTATACAATTAGTCGTCATGGTTCATTACGATCAGGGGATTACTATCATATCAGTAGCCCAGTTAATATTAGAAAAGTATACACTAACTTACAAGAAAATAATATTAAATTTATTAAAGAGTTTTATGATTTAATATCCATGCAAGATAGGTTTTCGTTTATTACTAAATGGATAAAAAATACTGCCGAGACTGTAGATCTTGAAAGAAGACAGCTAATTAATTTCCCTATTCATTGTGATCACGAAAATCCTGATAAATCTCTTGAAATTAGTGAATTGTATACCCCCAATAATTTGCTCTATATATATGTACCTTATGAAGATAATTATACCGGTAAAATAGGTTACCACCAAATACATGACGATATGTTACCTACCTTTTAATAAACCTCAATAATTTATATGAATATATTATTTCCTATAGCGGGTAAAGGTGATAGATTTAAAAAACAAGGATATACTGAACTTAAACCATTTATAAAAATAAAAGATAAGTATATTATTGAATATGCTATATCTTCTTTAAAAATACCTGGCAAGTATTTTATTATATGTAATAATTTAGAATCTCGGTATAGAGATATATTAGAAAATATATCTGCAAAATACAATATATCTATTGTAATAATTGATATAGGGAGAGATACAAGTGGTCAAGCAGAAACCTGTTTTCTCTCAAAGGATTACATTAATTTAAATGAACCTTTAGTTATTACTAATTGTGATCAATATACACCCTGGGATCATAATAAGTTTTTAGACTTTATTGACAATGAGGACTATGATGGTATAGTTAGTACATATAAACACCAGGATATAATAGTAGGTCAACCAGGTAGATATAGTTATATTAAACTTGATAGTAATAAGCTAGGTATAGAATTAAGAGAAAAGTTCGCTATTTCTAAGAATGCACTTAATGGGATATTTTATTATAAATCCGGTAATATATTTGTAGAAGCTTGTAATCAATTATTGAGAGATGATAAACAGAATTCTGAAAAGTATGTATCTTTATCATATAACTATATGATAAAATCTGGAATGAAAGTTACAATATATGAGTTTAAAGATGAAGAATTTGTTTCATTAGGTTCACCATCAGAAATTTCAGCAAATTTACATAAACTATGATTGACTTTTAATTAAAATTCAATATAATATTGATATGGAAGTTAGCTTCGACAAACAGCAGTATTCAATAGATGAGAGTACCTCAGAAGAAATTGATTATTTTGATATTAAAACCCCTAAAGTTGTCATTGAGGGTGAGGAGGTGTATTGGTGTCCGTTTGAATGGGACTGGCGTCTAATTAATCATAAAGAACAGATGGAAAAGCGTTACAAGAATTGCATGAAAACAATTTATTTTAATGAAAAGCTTTTTTTAGTTGAGAAGAAAGTAATGCGCAAGCACTTCAAAGATGGTAAATTAGTTGATGTATGTCTACTTCCAATTGGTATCTATGTATACTGGGACATTAATTCTGAACAGTGGGATTTCTTAGGATATAAGTAATGCCATCCTGTAGAATTTATTATTGGGATAACGGGGTAGGGGTTAAAACTGACGCATCTCTTATTTCTGAATGCTTAGGAGAAGAATTTAAATGCGAGGTTTTTGATTTTTCTAGTTCTGAATCTAATGAAGACTTTTTTAACTATACAGTTGAAAGAGAGAATGTAGATATAGGTATATTTATACAAAATTATAATCCTAATTTACTTGCTGATAATAAAATTAACATTCTTATAATTAACGAAGAATGGATATCCTTCGAAGATTTATTACACCTTAATGATTTCGATCATATCATAGTTAAAAGTGAGTACGCTAAGAAACTATTATATGGTATGCACCCTAGTATTCATGTTTTACATTTTTGGTCAAGGGATTTACACTCAGAATATTATTCTAAATTTAAATCTAATAATATACTCCATTTTGCAGGTAAGTCTATTCAGAAAAATACAGAAAGTGTCATTAACAATACTGATATACATATTTTTGATAGTAATGGTAGGTTTAAAGATGTAAGAAAAGAAAAATATTACTGTAATTTTATTTCTGATAATAAATTGCAACGAGTTTTTAATACATGTGATACTCATGTGTGTCCTTCCCTTTATGAAGCTCATGGTCATTATTTTTTCGAAGCTCTTTTATGTAATAAAAAAGTAATTGCTTCAAAATGCCCAGTGTGGGAAGAATTAGTTGACCCTGAGTATGTAGTTTATATAGAAACTCAAAACTGTGTTTTTAATCATCCAGATCACGATTGGTTGAGCGGTGAATTACCTGAGAAGACATTTACTAAGTATCCATTCCGAAGAGGGTTTGTTGTTGAACCAGATAGTATAAACGAAGCGATAGAAAATAGTAAAGATAAAAAGCCTAGAAAATATATTTTAGATTTATTTTCTAAAAACCAACAAAAGTTCTTAGATTTTTTTAAAGCTCTATTGTAAGTTAATAAAATCTTCTTTTCGTAATTGATTAACTAAATAGTTTTTTTCTATAGTTAATTTTACTGCGTTACAATCATTAATACCCCCGTATATCTTTATACTATTTCTCGACTCTTCTACGTTTTGCGGAAAGAATACGTCTACAGTCCATGTAGAGTTTGTACGACTACGCCATTCTACATATTCTTTCCTTTGTTCAAGATTAAACTTATCAAAAGAAGGTAACAGAGGTTTTATATTATAGGATATTGGAATATAGTCCTTATCTACTTCTACTAATCCACAAAAGTATTTTAACTTGCCTGCAATACCGAATAATTTAGATCTACTTTTATCTTCTTCTTCGACTTTCTTACTATGAAATATAGCGTATTTTTTATTTTGTAAATTAAAAATATTTGTACTTAATCTCGGTATGCCAAATTTAGCTTTCCATATATCCCATTTCTTATTTGCTCTTTGTACATTATACTCTTCATATGTTGACTTGTATATTTGCAATGGCTCGAGCATGTAAACTATTCTTCTATTAACTATCTGCCAATTTTTTTCCCATTCTTTTTTATTACAGTTATAAATTTCTAATTGTTTGTTTTTTATATTGTAATAACCCATCTTACAGCCAATTAGTTCTGTATCTTCACTATTAAAATATGCCATACTAAAAGTAAAAATATTACTTGATATAAATCGCGGGTCTTCGTATGAGTGAGACCACAAAGGATCTTTGTGGCTACTGATTATATCACAGTCATTATTATCAGATATATCACTTAAGATAAAGTCTGTATCACTATCTTGATGTAATATTTCTCGTCTGAACAACAGTTTATTTTTTAGACCGGTCATATTGAAATAATTTTCATAACCAGTAAAGGATTTGTACACCTTTAGATCGAAATCTTTGACAATACAGCTCATTTAAAATAACTAAACAATCTAGCAAAAATACCATCGCGGTTTTGTTGCTGATTTATATAAATAGTCTTCATTTCATCACTTTCATAGTCTAACATCCAACTGTATGAATATTTTTTATCAATATCTATATAGTTGGGCGTTATTTGTAGCCGATATTTCGCGTTTAAGTTGTTAACATATTCCATAAAATGATTCGTACTAGGTTATATTAGGTTTTTAAATTAACTGGTCCATGTGATATTGTTACTGATTAAATCTATTGTTTGATCAAGACCAAAACATCTTGACCAGTAATGATGCGCGAAGGAACCTGTATCAGTTGACAGAGGGTTAGATATTATCCATTCTGGAAAGTCTACATCTACATTATTTCTTATATTTGTATAACTACAATAAAGACTCTTTATCAATTCTTGATCAGAATCATCACTTGCATCATATTTACCGTTCCAGTTTTGTAGTTGGTTATTAACATTGCATTCTTTTTGAGAATAGCTCCCAAGATACATGCAAGTTTTAAAAAACTGCTTACTAAAATCTGTAACCTTTATAATTATAAATCCAGAGCACAGACCTTGTTTATCTTTTGAAAATGTTATATCTTTATTAAAATAGTAATTGTCAAATATATTAAAATCTGTGTCTTTTATTAATATATCTAAATCAGAGTATATTACATAATCAGCTTTAGTTGTCTCTAAAGTATTTGAAATAATAGAGAATTTATTGAGTCTTGTTATTCTGGAATCGTTTTCTTGTAGGCATATACTGTTGTGAGTGTAATTATTATTTTTGCAAAACTCTATAAAACTTTCTTTAACAGTATCATATAATACTTTGAATTTTTCATTGTAAAAATTCACCAGTTCTACTTTCATCAAAAATAATTATCTTGTTTCCTTTAAATATCTCTTGATAAAATGCGGAAAGATAATATTATCGTTGTATGATTCTGCAAGGACAAGAAGAAACTAAACTTTATGATGGTAATCTCATCCATAATCGGTTTGCATATAAATACTTTAGCAAAAAAACCCTACCTATCGGAAATATTATTGCTTTTCGTGCTCCAATGCATGTAGAAGCAGAAGGAATGATTGATAATGAAGACCTTATTAACAACGATTACATTTACTCTAACGATGCTATTAATTTTTGCTGGGAAATTCCTAATTTGTGCTCTCTCGGTGCTGTTGCTTTTCAAAGATTACTTAATACACAAATCGCGAACATTCTTTCAACTAATTATATCAAGAAGCCCATTGAAGTAGATGGGGATGACTTGATTGTTCATGCAGAGCATAACCAACATAACATTATACAACAAAAAGGTAAGTGTAGTGTTAGTATTACCTACTCAAAAGATAATGTAGCTATTGGTCATACAGGTATTAATATCGAAGCTGGTAAGAAAGCTCCAGCGTTTGCTTTTAGTACTAAGCTTAGAGATGAAGAAGCTCATGAATTTATGAAGAATATTATAGATGCATTCTATACTATGGCAGATGATATGTTTATTGCTACTACTAAAGTTATTGTATGACAATTTTTGATTTTCTTAATAACATTCTTCATGATAAAAAACAGTCTGAGTTAGATTTGTCAGATTATAATGTATATAGTCCTTATATCATTAATCGCTTTTTGTCTCAATATAGTTCTGACGTTTGCTATGTGATTAATCATACAGTAAATAAAAACTTTGAGACGAATTGGGATAAAGAGCATCATTATAAATTTCTTATTGAATCCTTACCAAAGCTTAAAAAGAAATTCATTCGTTATATTAAGAAAAATAAAGACAAAGATAAAGATTATACTAGATGCGCAGATATACATGAAATATCAAAAAGAGAAGTTGATTTGTATTTTAAAGAGTTTAAACTAAATATAAAAAAATATGAGTAAGTTTGAAAAAGCCCTAGACAATTCTAACTTAGAATTAACAGAATCCCAGAGAGACGCGTTTGATTTTTCTGCAAAGAGAAATTTGATAGATCTTGACACATACAATAACGATACGTTCAACTTGTTAGGTTATAAACTTAATAAAGTACTTGATGATATTCTCTTAGTACAGTATGTAGATTTAGCTAATGATGGTAAGTCTGTTGTTCGTGGTGGTATTCATATTCCTTTATCTCAGGTACAAAGAACTTGGCGTTTAGCGCGGGTAATTTTATCAGGTCCTTTGTGTAAGTATGCTGAGCCAGGAGATATTGTTTGTTTCCCGGATGATAAAGGTATTAAGGTTGACAATATATCTGTATCTGGTATTGATAGCTCTGTACGAGATTGTGTATTTTTAAATGAACAACGTATATTTGGAGTTTGTGAAATAGATGAAAGTGAGCAGATTAAGTCTACTGAGTGAAATAAACAACAATGTTTGTGAGATTAGGTTCTTAAGGAGAATTCCAAAAGAAGGAGCCCCGGCAACACGACGTATGTTGTGTTGTAATAATCTTAATTTTCTGAATAGCGTTAATGGGCGAACAGTTTTAAACTTTAAACAAGGTAAAACAGGGCCTAGGTATAATACAGCTAACGAAAATACAATTATTACTTGGGATCTTTTTATGCAGAGTTGGAGAACAATTAATTGTGATAGTGTAGACTTAATTAATAAGTGGTCACTGGATCAGTTTTGGGATATTTTTAATGAGAGCTTTGCACCTATGTCCGCTAACGATAAAATTATTTATATGAGTACATGAATCAACTTGAATTTATAGAACACAGCTTAAAACAAATACTATTAAAAAATATAGTTGTAGAGTTACGTGGTAGATCCGTTATAACAGGTAAGCTTGTTTTTTATGAATTTAAGGATTTTAACTTTAAACTAATTTTTGATAACTCTAAAAAATTAGAATTTCCCTACCCATTCCATATTACAGCAGATAAAGAGCAAATCTGCTTATCCTACCACAATAAATTCGTACATCATAATGATCCAATCTATAAGTTTAAGATGATCAACAGCATGAAAAACTTGAAAAATAAGTTTTACAATTCTACGCTATCTATTATAATCAAATAGTATGATAAAATATTTTCCTGAAGGAGAGTCACCTCGACCTAAACAAAGGTCGATACTCGAATCTATTGAAAGTAGCTTTTTTAATAAGAAAAAATTCCT